AAAGAAAACTAATTTCGATATATTTATAATAAAGGTTATTATCTGTTTGGCTTCCCAAACAAAAGATGTTATATTTAATTAAATAATAAGTTATGAAAGAAGAAAAACAAGCGTTGTCGTCTTTGACGCTAATCAAAGACCCACTCATTGAACCTTATTTTATCGGTAAAGATGCTAGCAGTTACACTGTCTATGAAACCTTAATGCCTGGTAATAATAAAAAAGGCAGAGGACGTCAAACTCGAGCTAAAGAAGGTATTAAGCCACTTTCATTCCACACTAATTTTGATTCATGTTTAGCTTCAATTGCTAAACTAAAAATTGAAAACCGCCCAGTTTACAACTCAATTTCAGAGTATGTAGCAGAATGGAGACGAGTAAAAGAAGAAATCAACCAAATAGTTAATATAGAAAAATGAAAAAGTTACAAGCAACATTTAACGCAGTTATAGTTAAGCCTCGCGAAGAAGAAGAAACAATGTATGGAGGCATCATTGTACCCGATTTGGGTAAAGAAAAAGCACTTATTGGAACAATTGTCTCAATTGGTGAAGGTTATCATTCAGCAACTGGTACTTGGATAGATACAAGTCTAAGAGTAGGAATGGAAGTAATGCTACCTAGTATGGGACCAAACAAAATTGAATTTGATGGTCAAGAATATTGGGTATGCCCTGAAAACCAAGTATTAGCAGTTATTGAAGATACAAAAGAAGTTGAATTAGAAGTTACAAACAAATAAAAAGTTATGAGTAAAATTATAGAATTCGGACCCGAAGCAAGGAAAAAACTCGTAAACGGTATCGATAAGTTGTCGAATGCAGTTACGTCAACATTAGGACCTAATGGCCGCAATGTTGTTATTTCAAACAATCAAGGCTACCCACAATCTACAAAAGATGGTGTTACAGTAGCTAAAAACATCACACTTGAAGATCCAATTGAAGAATTGGGTGCTCAACTTGTTAAACAAGCAGCTATTAAAACAGCTGATGGAGCAGGTGATGGTACAACCACTTCTACACTGTTGGCACAGGAGATGGTTAAAAACGGTTTAACCCACTTAAACAACGGTGTTAACGCGGTTAAAATCAAACGTGATATTGATGCCGCTGTTAAAGAAGTAGTTAAAGAATTACGTAAGTCTATTTCACAAGATATTAGCTCTGAAGATCAACTTAAACAAGTGGCTACTATTTCTTCAAATAATGATCCTGAAGTAGGTGAATTGATTGCTACTGCAATGCAGAAAGTAGGTCGTGAAGGTGTAGTTCACATTGAAGAATCAAAATCAGGCGAAACATATCTTGAAACAGTAGAAGGTATGCAATTTGATAGAGGTTATAAGTCACATTACTTTGTTACTGATAACAATACAATGACTTGTACTCTTGAAAATCCATTGATTCTTATTGCTGATAAGCGTTTCACATCAATTAAAGATCTACTCCCAGTACTAGAAGCAGTATCTAATCAGAGTAAATCATTGTTTATTATCGCTGAGGATGTAGAAGGTGAAGCACTCGCTACACTTATTGTAAATAAAATGCGAGGCACTATTAAAGTAGCAGCTGTTAAAGCTCCTGACTTTGGTGACCGTAGAAAATTGCTTTTGGATGATATTGCGATTTTGACAGGAGGTGAGGTATTTAGTACTGATAAGGGCATGAAGCTAGACAAATTCGATTGGAAGTGGTTTGGCGAAGCTCGTTTAGTAACAGTAACAAAAGACCAAACAACCATTGTCGATGGAAAAGGACAATCTGAGAGAATACAAACACGTATTGAAGAACTTCAACAACAAATCGAAAAAGCAAAGACCCCTTTCGAACAAGAAAAATTACAAGAAAGGCTTGCGAAGTTCGTCGGAGGAGTAGCAATTATTCATGTTGGTGGTAATACTGAAACCGAGGTCAAAGAAAAGAAAGACCGCGTGGATGATGCATTACAAGCGACTAAAGCCGCAATTGAAGAAGGTATTGTACCTGGAGGTGGCTCTGCTCTATTATATGCTCGTGAAGCAATTACAAACAAAGACACTGTAGGTGGAAATATTGTTTTCAAAGCATGTGCTTCACCATTCATGAAAATTCTTACTAACGCAGGTTATGAGGAAATGGAATCATATCAAGTAATTAATAACTTGTTTGTTGTTCGTGATAACTGGAGAGGTTATAATCTTGAAACACAAAAGTTTGTTGATATGAAACAAGCAGGAATTATTGATCCAACCAAAGTAACTCGCACAGCAATTGAAAATGCAGCTTCAGTAGCTGGAACAATTTTATTAACTGAATGCACTGTTGTAGACAAGCCTGAAGAAACTAAGCAGGATGATATGATGGCAGGAATGGGAGGAATGTATTAATGAAAACTGAAATCCAAGAACAATTAGAGCTAATTGCTACACGTGTTGTGCCTGGTGATAGATGGTCACTTGTAAATGATAAAACTAAAGTGTATGCTTCATTAACTGATGCTTTAGAAGCGTATTTTCAACTAACTAGGAGACCATGTGAGTATAGATTAGCTCCTCTAAAAAGTGAGTTGTATGCTATTCACTCTCAAGAAGTTGAAATTGCACCTGAACCACCTAAACGTTATGATATTTACGGTGACTATCAGTAAGAATTAAAAATTATTTTAAATTAGGCTTGGGAAACCAGGCCTTTTTTATTATATTAAGTTATATGAAAATGAATAGTTTGTTTGTTGAGAAATACAGAAGTAAAGTATTAGATGAATATGTTGGTAATGAACAATTGAAACAAATTGTATCTCAATATATTGATAAAAACGATATCCAAAATCTATTATTATATGGTACACCTGGTACAGGTAAAACCACATTAGCTAAACTTATAGTCAACAATATAGATTGTGACTTTTTATATATCAATGCATCGGATGAGAGGGGGATCGACACTATTAGAGATAAAGTGCAGGGTTTTGCCTCAAGTGCTTCATTCAAACCCCTTAAGATTATTATCTTAGATGAAGCTGATTTCTTAACTATTCAGGCCCAAGCGTCATTAAGGAATATTATCGAGACATATTCTCGTACTACACGTTTTATCTTAACATGTAACTATCTTGAACGTATCATCGATCCCCTTCAATCCCGATGTCAAGTATTAAAAATTACTCCTCCATCTAAAAAAGAAGTAGCACAGCATGCAGCTGGTATTTTAGAACAGGAAAGTATTAACTACGAGTTAAATGACTTGGTTTTAGTAGTTAATAAACATTATCCTGATGTTAGAAAAATACTTAACACCTGTCAAGTAAATACAGTTGAAGGCAAGTTAACCATTGATAAATCGCTAATTGCATCAAATAGTTATACAGATGCTATTCTAAAGGAACTTAAATCAGCAAATAAAAGTAGCTTTAAAAACATCAGACAGATACTTGCTGATAGTAATTTAAGTGACTTTGAAGAGATTTATAGATTCTTATATGATAATTTAGATGAATATGCAAAAGATGGTGTTCAACAAGCAATGATTATCATTGAAATAGAAAATTATATGTACCACGCCAATTTTAGAATTGATAAAGAGATTTCAGTTATGGCTTTAATTAGTAAAATTTTACAAACAATACAATAAAATGAATAAGACAGAAAAACCACTCAATGTCAATGTTGACATTAAGGCTTCAATGCCTATCACCTCACCTGAAGGTAATCATATTTTTGCTGAAGGTGTAATTTTAAGAAAAGTATCTAAATTTGTAGCTGGTACAGCTGAAGATGCTATTATTCCTATTCCTGTAATGTATGATGTTAAAACAGGTAAAGTGTTAGTAGAGTTGTTGCCTAAAGAACTCCGAGACGAGTATGCAAATCTTTGATTGGCTTAAACAAATCACTTACGAAAAACAATCTTGGGACTCATTTACTGAGGAAGATAGAGCATCATTTAACCCTTATATGATACATCGCTTCCTCAGTATGAATCCTGAGTATATTGAATTTGTAAACCTGATTCAAAGTATTCCTTACACTGAAAAGGAAAAAATATATAAACTATATTTATATATGATTCCAAAGAAAAACATGTTTTTAAAATATATCAAATCAAATAGAACCAAAACTAAAGAAGAGCTATTACAGCATATAGCTTCTCATTATGAATGTTCTCTACGTGAGGCGTATGAGTATTATCATATGCATCATAGTGATACTATTAAGAATATT